AGACCAATATTTTAACGTACTGCATAATAGCGGCAAGACAACCCTTGCACTAAATATTATGGAGACTGTCAACGACAGCGACCAGTTTACCATGTTCTTTAGTTTAGATATGAATAAAAATTTAGTGTACTTAAAACTAGCACAAAAACTAACTCCGTACGGACAAGACGAGATTCTTGGGTTTTATAAAAATAAAAATACCCCTAAAATAGAGGAGATTAAAAAAGCTATCGCAGTAAAATATAAAAATACTTTCTTTGATTTTTCTGCTACCCTAACTATAGAGCAGATGAGAGACAAGGTGCTGAGCTTAGAAGAACGTAATAATTGTAAGATTAAACTAGTGCTTGTGGACTACGCTTCTAGAGTGACAGGACAATATTCAGATACTTATGCAAATGCTAAGTACAACGCTCTAAAATCTACAGAAGTGGCAGTGGACACTGATGCAGCGTGGATTTGGATATCACAAGTCAGTAGAATAAGTGGGAACGGAGCCACTCCATTACGAACAAAAAGAGTAGCAAAAGACTCTTCTGACTGGGAAGAAAGTTCTACCAACCTAATAACTATGTGGAGACCTTTTATGGGTAATCCCGAAGATGACGATGTATGTAGACTGTTTCTAGCTAAGAATCGACTTGGCGTAGAGAAAGAGGAAGTACTTCATTGGGACGGCGCAAAAGGAGTCATCAAAGACATGACTCCTAGAGAACTGTTAGATTACAAACAAGAGAGACAGGAGTTAGAGACGGTAAAAACTTCTAAGGGTGGGTGGAATTAACAATGTTAGAATTTTTAAATGATTATTGTGACGGCGTATTAATAAACAGTAACGACACTTTTAGTTACGCAACAGCTGACTACACCTTAATAGACTTAATGGACATACAGAAGCTACTAGAGATCGAAAAAAAATATGGTTATTGTGGTGTATTGGCGTTTTGTGCTAAAGTTAGGTCAGAAGAACCCCTAAAACCGCTCGTAACAAAATCCTATAAACTAGCTAAAAAAGAATTAAAAGATTATACACTTTTCGAAGATACTTAATTACTATTGAGGTTTCAATGACGGAACATAAAGTGATGCTGGCTCCTTCAAAACTAGCAGAAATAACTAACGTAAACTACCCAACGTTAGTTCAACCTAAGTATGATGGGTTTAGAGCAACTTACGTACCAGAAGTCGGATTTTTATCTAGGACAGGTAAACCGTTTCGTAACAAACGTTTAGTGGAGTATTTCAGCAGTTTAGAGACATCCCACATAGTTTTAGACGGTGAGTTGTACGTAGCGGAAGCAGACTTTGCAGACACGCAATCACTAATAACCACAGAGGACGCTAGGATCAATTGTAAGCTCCAGTTCAGAGTATTTGATGCAATGCCCTTAGCCGACTGGGAAAGCCGCTCATGCGAGCTTAAGTACTCTGACAGGCTAGTATTACTGAGAGAGGTTGTTAATTCTGTAGCTGATTATACCAAGGTACTGGATGTACCTACAGACACGATAAATTCTTCGTCTGAATTAATCAAACTCTACAAAAAGACGTTGACTTCAGGGCTTGAAGGTGTTATGATAAAGGACGAAGACGGTTTGTATAAATGGGGTAGAGTAGGAGCTGACAGGAGAGTTCAAAAACTCAAACCTATGAAAACAGGCGATTTTGTAGTTAGTGGTATTTTTGAAGGTAAAGGTAAGCATGTAGGAATGGCTGGAGGTATTATTATGAATATAAACAATAACACCGTTAAGGCTGGTACAGGTTTTACTGACGCTGATAGAAAAGAAATTTTCAACAACCAAAACGATTACATCGGACGTACTGCCGAAATTAAGTACATGAGCGAGACTAAAGACGGAAGTCTTAGACACCCAGTATTCTATAGATGGAGAGATGACAAATGACAGTTAGAAAAGCATTTGATAGAGACTTATGGCTGGCTAATGACAAAATAGCCAAAGAGGCTGTTGAGAATTTATTTAGCCTCCCTTGGAATAGTAAGTTCGAAGTGGTAGAACACGAATCTCATACAGCAGTTGATATGGAACTGTTCGTGAACGGTGACGTAATAGCTAATATAGAGACGGAAATAAAACGAGTATGGAAAGGAGATTCTTTTGAATACCCTACAGTACAGTTCCCAGAAAGAAAGCGTAAGTTTTGTGAGTTAGCAGATCCAACAATATTCATAATGTGGAATTTTGACCTCACATCATTTATAGCGGTTACTAGCGAGGATATGTTAAAATCTCCGTGCACAGAAGTACCTAACAAGTATGTATACAAAGGAGAAATGTTTTTTCAAGTGCCTTTAAACAAAGTACACATTAACGACATAAAAACTCCACTAAAGAAATTAGGACTGTTATGATCTAGTTCAAGCGGGGAACGATTATTTTTTTAAAACGAAATGCCGAATATGAGGAAACTTATTATGGAAAAAGATCTAGACAAACGAGTACTGACACTAGCACGTAAGTTAGCAGGAAAAAAATTCACTAAAGTATTAACTTCAGCAAAAACGCTAAAAGAGTCGTCTGGAAAATCTCCAGAGAGAGCTTTGGCAGAGTCGTTAGAAGCTTACGGATTGGGAGGAAGTTATGATAAACACTTTGAATAAAACTTTGTTCATTGACCTAGAAACTACTGGAGTGGATAGCAATGTTAATATGATCACGCAGATTGCTGCGGAATACCACGTTGATGGCGTAGTAATTTCCAAGTTCTACGAAAAATTAAAAGCGGTTCCTAACCCACAAAAATCAATAAGCTTGGGAGCGTTAAAAATAACTAAACAAACTCTAAACGTTACTATGACTGAAGGGGAAGACGAAGCAAAAGTAGTGATTGACTTTGTAGATTGGTTATTACAATTGGATATGAAGAAAGCCCATATCTGCGGACATAACGTAAACTTTGACATAGAGTTTATAAAAAATACCTTACGAGCGTATAACATAACTGGTTGGGACGAAGTAGTCAGTTATAGGGTTGAGGATACTTGCTCTTTGGCCAGGACTATGATGAAAGCTGGTATATTAGAGGAAGGTAGCGTGTCTTTAGGAGAGTTAGCAAACACTCTAGGAGTCTTAGTACCAAAAGGAGAATACCTACACAACGCAGCTACAGACGTTTCAGTAACTGCAGAAGTTTATTACAAACTGTTAAATATTTTGAAAGAAGTGAAAGGAGTCTAAAATGGCCAGCATTTACAATAAAGATGACATAGATAGGTTTTTTGACTACGATATACACTTACCTACTAAAACTTTGTACTTAGGTTCAGCTAATTACTCGGACGAACACGGTGAGACTGGTACTGATCACTTAATGGCTGAGATGGCAATCAAAGGTTTGCATTTGTTGGACAAAACTAAACCTGACTCACCCCTAACTATCGTAATGAACAATCCTGGAGGCGACGAGTATCACGGCCTAGCTATTTACGACGCTATTAAGATGTGTACTAGTGAAGTACACATAAAAGTGTTAGGACATGCTATGTCTATGGGAAGTATCATACTACAAGCGGCTGATTGGAGAATTATGACAGAAAATTCTAGGATGATGCTACACTACGGTACTTGGGGACACAACGACCATACACTGAACGTATATAAATGGGCAGAAGAAGGCAAAAAGTTTGATAAGTGGATGGAAGATCTATATTTGGAAAAGATTCACCAAAAAAAGCCTACTTATACTAGAAAGAAACTACAGACGGAGATATCTTTCGATAAGTTTTTAACAGCAGCAGAAGCAGTTGATATGGGACTAGCAGACGAAGTTCTAATCACTTAAGGAGAGTAAGTGTTATTAGCATTCTTATTAGGTTTCGTAGGACTGTTGTGCCAAGCTTACGTAAGTTACGAACCCTCTATACAAAATAAATGGTACTACTACCCACTAGGAGTAGGATTAAATGCTTTGGGAGCCTTTTTGTGGTTCTACGTTGCTAAGATAACTTCTGGAAAAGGGACTTTCTTAGCTGCTATGGTATGGGATAGTATGGCAGCCGCTGCTTTCCTACTTTTACCTTTACTGTTATTTAACATTAAGTTGACGGGATTGAATATAATAGGACTACTATTTGGAATAGTAGGAATAGTTTTGATGAAACTTGGAGGATAACTTTGCAAAACGCTACAACACACATTATTGACTCCTTACCACTACTAAAAAGACTATATACTTATTATGAAACACTGTCACCAGAATTAGTAGTGTTAGACCTTGAAACTGACAGCCCTATAGAAAAAGTGGCTAATTTATACGGTTTAGGACTATGCTTCAACCTTAAAAAAGCGTTTTACATAGCGTGGAGAAATCCAGACGGAAGTCATGTGTGGAGTGTTTCTGAGAGAGCTAGTATAGCTGAGTGGTTGGAGAGCGTATGCACTAAGTCAAAGTTAATAGGACATAACATATCTTTCGACACTATAGTATTTCGTAACGAGACTAAAATAAATCTCACCCCTCTCATATATAGTGACACCATACTATTAAAACATTCTATAGACGAGGAACGACCTTTTGCTTTGAAAGAATTAGGAGTGCGAGAATTAGGTGAGTGGGCAGACAAAGCTCAAGACGACCTGAAAGAAGCTGTATTGGCAGCTGGAGGAAGTTGGAAAAAAGCTCAAAAGGACATGTACTTAGCTCCAACAGAAATATTAGGTAAGTATTGTTGTTGGGACGTACTAATTACTTTAGAACTGTTCAACACTTATCAAGAAAGACTAATCTCAGAAGGACTTTACGACTTATTTTACAAAGAAGAAGTGATGCCTTTATACAAAGAAGTCACAATTCCTATGAAAGAAGTTGGAGTGCGTATTGATGTGAAACACTTCGAGAAATTAAAAAGTGACATAGAAACAGACATGACAACCCTAACCAACAAGATTCAAAAAGACGTTGGACAAGATGTGTACAATTTTGTCCAGAGTATACTGGATAAAGATTGTCCAATAAAAAACAAAGGAAACTTTCCTAAAATTTTAGCAGAAGTGTTGGGAGTATCTTTACCTATAAATAGAAAGACTGGAGCCTTTTCTTTGGCAGCGAAGGCATTGGAGAAACAAGTCAAAGCAACTCCTCAATACAAACCTTTTTACGATTGGTTGTCTGGTACGGCGCAGTTGAAGAAAGTCTTCACTAAAGGTAAATTGTCTAACGCTGATGGAGACCTTTGCGTAACTAATAGAGACCTTAGATACGTTCAGGAGAAGATGTACTTTAACAAGTCTGTTAACGCTGACAAAACCCACGTATTTAATTTGAATAGTTCTGACCACATAGCACATTTAATATTCCAAATACATAAGTTTCCTAAAGATCCTAGAAAGACTACTGATGGAGGAAAACCTCAAGTAGACGTAGAGGTATTAGAATCTTTTGCAGGAGGTTTACCAATCATAGACGACCTACTAACCTTAAAAAAGTTGGCTAAGTTGTACAGCACTTACGTAATGGGTATATTGGACAGGCAAATTGACGGTAGAGTGTACGCATCTTTACTACAGTTCGGTACTACTAGTGGTAGATACGCTTGTAAGAACCCTAACTTGAACAACTTACCTAGACCTCCAGATAAAATTACTACTGTTGTTGAAGAGTACACTAATGCTATTCGAGCAGGCTTTATTGCTAGTGAAGGACATAGTTTAATTGACACTGACTATAGTGCATTGGAGCCTCGGTGTTTTAGTGCGGTGAGCGGTGACAAAGGTTTAATAGATCTTTGGGCTAAAGGTGAGGACATGTATAGTAGAATTGCTATAGACGTATTCGAACTAAAAAACATCAGCGCCAATCCGAACGACAAAAACTACTTAAAAAAAATAGACCCAGAGTATAGGCAGAAATCAAAAATATTTTGCTTGGCCGTACCGTACGGTGCTGAGGCTGGACGCATATCACAGGCTATGAAATGCTCTAACAAAGAAGCTAAGTCAGTTATAAACAAGTACCTAAGTACTTACACAGGTCTTAAGAAGTACATGAGAGACCAAGAACACGAAGCGAAGACTACTGGAAAAGTAACTACCATGTTCGGTAGAGTACGACACTTACCTAAAGTAAAAAGTATTTATGCGATTTACGGAGATCAAGTACTTGACTACACTTGGGCTAAGCAAAACAGACTACTTGAAGTTAGACGTAAGTTTAAGAACGGACTAAATAACGCTAAGAATTTTTCTATTCAAGGCCTTGCCGCTCACGTATTAAATAGAGCTATGATAGCAATAGCTAGGAGACTTGCAGCAGGTAATTACAAGGCTAGAATGATACTACCCGTACATGACCAGCTGATTGTTGACTGCCCTGACGATGAGCTGGAGGCAGTGTTTAAAATAATACAAGACTGCATGGAGAACACTACTAAAATTTCCGTACCTTTTATAGCAGAGCCAGAAATAGCACAAAATATGGCGGAGAGTCACTGATGAGAAGCGAAACTTTAACTTGCGTTTGTAGCGCAATAACTCACTCTATTAGAGTGTCTACTATAGATGGCGACGAAGATCTTTATGTAGAGGTATTAAATATACCGTCCGACTACTTTCACCACCGAGTTATTCAAGGAGTAAAATTGATGTTTGGCTTGAGGAGTCACTCTGCTGAAGTTGTACTGAATACACAACAACAAAAGAAACTTACGCACCTACTACAGAAAAAGCTTGACAAGTCTTTGAAAGTATGAGACTATTAGGACTTGAAAGGAGAAGTCATGAGTTTTAGAGAGATAGAATATAAATATAAGGCAGATGGAGTAGGTCTCACTCAATTCTGCACTCTTATGGAAACGTTGCAGGTCGAGAAGAGATTAGACGTATCCTCTTGGGACAGATACTACACTAAAGAAGGCGAGCCAGAAAGTTTTCAACGCTACCGTTCTGGGAATACCCCTGAGCTTACTAAGAAGCGTAAAGTAAATACCAATAACAATTGGGAGCGTGTGGAGATAGACCTACCCTTAGACCCCTCTCTTGTTACTGAGGAGATAGTGTCCAAATACGTAGCGTTAGACGGGTACAAAGAAAACTTTAGGATATACAAAACTTGTAGTATCTTTTGGTTAGACAACATCAACTTTGTTTACTATATAGTATATGATAAAGAGCTTAGAGAAAAAGCTAGGTTCATTGAAGTAGAGGTAAATAAAGACAAAGTAATTGGTTTGGAAGATGCTGGAGCTACTCTAAACGAAGCTGAGAAAATACTAGCTGAACTAGGCATTTCACCTAAGAATAGACTTAAGAAATCTCTGTACGAGATGTTCGTAAAGTAATAATCAATACAATAAAGCTCACTAACGAGTTAACAAAATGTCATTTATGGAGGGTAAGTATGACAAAATATAAAATCTTTTTTAATAACCTGATCTCAGTCCTAAATAGGTACGGAACTGACGACATTAAACTGGCTATAGGAGACTCTACTAACAATCATAGAACAGTTACAGTAAACCAAGTTATTAGGTTCCTATCTTTGAGTAAAAACCCAGCGTTCTTAGAACTTAGTACTGATTTGGCAGAGGCTTACGAAGCTCTTCAAGAAGATTTAGTTTTTATCAGAACTACTAACAATAATAGATCCGACGCCTACGACATCAACGAGTTTATTGATACGTTCGCAGCAGTAGTAATCAACGGCACTGATCAACAACTCAAAACAGAGTTGAATGAGCAGTTACTAGCCACAAACATTTAAGGAAAATTATGAAAAAATTATTATTAACAGCTTTCTTGCTTATGTTATCTACACTAGCGGAAGCAAAAACAGTAAAAGTGACGCTAACTGAAAACAATACTATCAGTATGAGAGATTATTTTTATTTCGGTTCAGTTGTAAAGGTTATGCAAAAAGCTCACGAACTAGATTCACTACTACCTACTAAAGCTCCGATTTATTTAATTTTAGATTCTGGAGGAGGTTCAATCTCAGCTGGGCTTGAGCTAATCGAGAACCTAAAAAATCTTAAGAGACCTGTACGAACTATCACACTGTTCGCTGCTTCAATGGGTTTTCAGACTGTACAAGGTTTGGGTACTAGACTAATTCAACGAGAAGGTACTTTGATGAGTCATAAGGCTAGAGGAGGTTTCTTTGGAGAATTTCCAGGACAACTAGATTCTAGATACTCTTTTTGGTTACGTCGAGTAACTGTGATGGAAGAGACCACAGTTAGTAGAACTAAAGGAACACACACACTACAATCATACAGAAATTTGATTGAGAATGAGTACTGGTGTCAAGGCGCAGACTGCATTAAACAAGGTTTTGCGGACGTTCTTGTCAATGCTACGTGCGCTTCTGACCTACAAGGCACAGTGGAGCATCATGATATATGGTTTCAGCAAGGACATAGAATAGATCTAATTACCCACAGAGACAAATGCCCTTTGAATACTGGAGTCATTAAACAAGAAGTTGATATTAGTCCTCTACTAGAAGCTAGTGAGTACCAAGACAACCACCTAACTCCTGCGCAGAACCATGAGATCATAACTAGTATTAACGAGCGTAAGCAGAAAATCTTAAACAATGTTAACAGAGTAGTCCACAAAGGATATTAAATGACAAAGAAATTCAACTTACAATCGTACAAAGATTCTATAGGAGTTGACGAAGTTCCTTTAAAGAAGGCTAAGTACGTAGTGTTGGATGAGTGTTTGCAGTCAGTGTTAGGACAGCCTGGGTTTGAACTAGGACACATAACACAGATCTACGGCAAGAGTGACACAGGCAAGACCAGCCTGTTGTTTCACGCCGCAGCAAAAGCTCAACAACAAGGAATACTACCAATTCTAATCATCACTGAGGGTAAGGTAGATTGGGATAGAGCAGCTTCTATGGGCTTCGATAAAGATAACGCTATAGTACACTCTAACCTAGAGTATATGGAAGATGTGTTTGAGTTTATGGAAGCTAGGATACAGGATATGCACTCAGGAGTACTACCTGAGAATATTATGTTCTTCTGGGACTCTGTAGGCAACACCATAAGTAAGCAGGAAGTGAAAGCCGACCCAAAGACAGGTAAATTAACTAGAGCTAAGACTATGATGGTAGCTAGTAAAGTACTGTCAGCGAACTTAAGAATATTCTCTAAAAAGATTAACGACACTAGGAAAGAACCTTGTCCCAAACAGGTTGGAGCGGTGTTTATAAACAGTGGGTACAACAAACCACCAACTTTTCCAGGAGGTATGACTTCTTTTGTTCCTTATGGAGGAGAAAAACCTTACTACGTTTGTACACTAATAATAAAAACAGCTAGAACTAAGAAATTAGAAGCTGTTAAAGAAGGTAGAAAACTTAAGTTCGGCATAGTATCAAAAATAACCACAGAGAAAAACCACTCTGGAGCCGTGTCAATGGCAGGAGAGTTTGTTATCACTGCTGATGAGATCATACCCAATGACACAACAGCTATAAAACATTACAAAGATACCCACAAAGAGAGTTGGGGCGACATTGAAATAGGAGAGCAGGATGAGAGTTAAACTTAAAAATAAAACAGGCGGTGTACTAAGCTACCAAACAGGTATGTCAGCTGGATTGGACGTAGTGAGCACTAAAGACATAGTATTACCTCCTAACAAAGTAGTGGCCGTACCTACGGGACTATGGATAGATGATTACGACTTAGAATCAAACATGTTAGGTGAGATTCAAGTTAGAGCTAGGAGTTCTATGGCACATAAACACAACATCATATTAGCCAACGGAGTAGGAACTATAGACCTTGATTACCCTGATGAGATCGGAGTACTACTTTTGAACTTAGGTACAGAATCTTATGAGATTAAAGCTGGAGAACGTGTGGCTCAATTAGTATTGTCAGGAGCTGAATATTTATCTGGTAATGGTATAGAAATTTCAGGAGTAGACAGAATCGGTGGGTTCGGATCTACTAATACTAATGGATAATTTATACAACATCTTCAACAAGAAGAAAATCACTAAGTCAGAAATACCAAAGCCGCCTAAGTCTGAAGAAAATTTTCTGGACAGATTTAAGAACTGTTTATTGAACGCAGAAAAAAACGGTTATTGTGATTGTGATATTTGTGAAGATAAAGTACAACTATCCAACAAATTATTCGATATTGTGCGGTATCTGTGTAAAAGTTATACTGAAGAGACTGGAAATAAGATGTACGTAGCCGACGCTTTAGAGATAGTGTTGGTAGTAGCCACTAAACTAAAAGACGAAATAAAATAGGAATATTTATGGAAGTTTACTCTGGTATGTTAGTGTTAGATATTAAAGAAACGGACTGGCAGCAATGGTACGAAGAAGGTAAAATAAGCTTGTCTGGGTACAATAAAGACAAAACTTTTTACCCGAACATGGGAGTAGTACTAAAGTCTGAAGGAAAAAAACAACACGGAATTGTAAAAGGTAATTTCATAGAAAAGATACCCTTTACTCAGGCTTTTGGAGTTAAACCTAAGAACACCGAACAATCACTTGCTATGGGAATGTTATTAGACGACGACGTAAAGCTGAAGATGGTTACTGGCAAAGAAGGTACAGGAAAAAATTTCATCACTGCGGCGTGTGTACTAGAGATGTTGCTTAACAAAAAATCTTACAATAAGTTAGTGCTTACTAGAACTACTGACGAAGTAGGAAAAACTTTAGGACTGTTTCCAGGATCTGCAGAAGAGAAGTTCGCTAACCACACTGCAAGTTTTTTGTATACTCTTAAAGCTATCATGGGTGATGACGGAGCTTACATCGACGTGATGATGGAGAAGGGTGAGATAGAATACTTACCAGTACAGTTGATGAGAGGGATTTCTTTCCCTCCTGGAACTTTGGTATGGGCTGATGAAATTGCAGGTCTATCTCCTTACGAGCTTAGGATGCTTGGCACTAGATTAGGAGAAGATTGCGCCTTAATATTGACTGGTAGTTTTGAGCAGATAGATAGGAAAGGTAGTGCGGAAGGTACAGGACTAGCAAAGCTTGTCAATAGCGTTAAGATTAAGAACAGTGACCTAAGCAGTCACATAGAGTTAATCAAAAATGAGAGAAGTGCCCTGTCTAAACTAATAAGCGACACACTATGAAAAAAATAATAAACTGGTTAGTTGATAAATACGTATTGATTAAGTTTTGGGTAGATCAGACCATTTTAGAGAAAGATCTGGACAGAGAGTTACAATACTACACCTCAATGCAAAGTCAGGTTATTTTTGATTCTGAGACTCAGAGAAAGTATTCTGAAGGGTTGTCGACAGTAAAACAAAAGATCAACCAAGCAAGTAAAAGAGGTTCTAAAGAAGATTATAGAGAAGCTTTGGAGTCTATGCGAGAGCTTATAGCTTTGGCAAACAATGAAACTGTTAGTCAGAGAGTACTAAGAAAAACTTTAGAAAGAATGTACGTACATTACGGCAGCGACGTAAAGTCTAATCGAGATAAAGTTGACATGATAGACACCAGAATAGGACATTACGAAGAGTTACGTAAATATAATATTGAGAGACGTTTGCTAAAGGGCATCAAAAAAGCTAGAAAAGACGGCAACGAGGAGTTGGCGCTACGATTAGAGAGTGATTGGAGAGAGCAGTATGGGAAAACTAGAGACGGTAGAAGACGTTAAGGACGACATAAACATTGGACAAAAAGTTGAAGAAGTTAACATATTATTCTTGGACGTTAGTTCAGCTTGTACGGGCTACTCTATAATGAAGGTAAATTTTGCTGACAAGACCTGTCAGTTGTCCAGCTGCGGCAGTCTTTGGCTAGATAGGAAGTGGAAAGATCAAGAGAAATACTCGTACTTGTTCAAAGCTATTAGTCAATACTTTTGGGTAGTAGGACAAGTTGATTACATAGTGTCAGAACAATATTCAATCAACCCTAAAAAGATGGTAGGAGTTCAAGTGCTACCTGAAATGATGGGAGTAGTCAAGGTTGCTGCTGAAGAGAATGGAGTGTCAGTTTCTTCCATACTGCCTCAGACTTGGAGATCTCAGCTAGGGATTAAACCTACTATAACTTTGGATAAGAATGGAAAAAATAAAAGAGATTATAAAGCCCCTACAAAAGAAGTTGTTTTAGAGTTATATGAAATACCTGAAAGGTCTATTTCAAACATAACTGGAAAAGATAGAGCCACTCCTTCTGATCTGTACGATGCTATAGCTATTGGACTAGGTTGGACAAAGAAATACGGAGTAGGTACAGTGGTTATGGGAGACTACGAAGTTAATCCTCACTTAGGAGCGTTAGAACATCATGTTAAATAAGATTGCTATGAAGGACACTTCAGGAAACAAGTCTGTAACAGTTACTGCGTTTGTGGTAGGGTTCGTACTAGTTAACATCAAATTAATGATCAGTGGTATGGAATTATTCGGACACACTATGGAAGTATTTACGGGAACCTCTTACTCAATGGCAATGGCCGCTTTAGGCGGAGTTTATGTTATGAGGAGAGCTACCACTACACCAAAGGAGAAACAGAATGACAAATCTTAAAACTAAACGAGGTACCAACAAAAAACAACCTTCAGAGATTAGACTCTCTGGTAAGAAAAGTATCACTGCTTGGGAACAGTCTCTAGAAGCCCAACTAAAACATTTGAAGTCTATTAAAGAAGAGGCTGAGAAGGCTGCTAAGTTCAACGGCCATAAGTCTAAGGTAAAGATAACTAAAAGATTCGAACTTTTTTATCAAGAAGAGATCGCATTGGCTAGAATTAGGAATAAGCGTAAGAGAGGGAGAAAGTAGTATGAAGTACTTAGTATTTTTTGTTTTCTTGTTTTTTTCTGACGTAGTCTTGAGTTGTGATAAGAGCGTTACGAGTTTAGGGCAAGGAGATCCAGCGCCTTGCGACGGGTACTTATTCAGTCCTGAAGCAGAGTCTAAAGCTAGAGAGTCACAATACACACTGAAGTACACTAAGAATAGGTTAGTTTCTCAAGAAAAGTTAACCGATTTGTACAAAAGAAAATATGAATTGTTGATTACTTTGGCAGACAAAGAAAATCTAAAGGCTGAGGTATGGAGAAAAGAAGCTGAGAGAAGTACGACAGCTTTAATAAAAATCACCACCACAACAAACTACAAAGACTGGGTATTATTCGCAGGCGGAGTATTAACGACAGTAGCAGCAGGGTACGCTATAGGTCAGGCAGGGAGATAATTATGATGGACGCAGGACAATCTTTACTTTTATTTGCTGGAGTGTTAGTTACGTTGTTACTTATAGTGACGACAATAAACGCATTCTTAGACAGTAACTTAGAAAAAGAGGAGGCTAATGTAAAGGCTGGAGAAGCTTTGTTAGAAGCTCAAGCAGCTTTACAGACTTTGGAGACAGAGAGAAACAAGTACAAATTACTACTATCCCAAAAGAAATCTTCGGAAACTCGCTTAGGACAAATAACAGAGAATTTAGTACCGTTTCTGGACGGATGTGCATACGACCCTAAGTCCATGCATTTCCAAGGCAACCCTATTGACTACGTAGTGTACGATATGGACGCAGGAAGAATAGTTTTTCTAGAAGTTAAGTCAGGGAATTCTAAAGCTTCCAAGAACCAGAGAACTATTAAAAATATTATTCAGTCTGGTAGAGTTTATTATGAAGAGATGAGAGTAAACGAGAAAGGTATAGTATCAAAGAAGGCTAAAAATGCTGAATAAGCTAAAGGACTACGGACTACATTTACTAATATTGATTGGTGGAGTGTTAGCTTTCTTGTTTAAAAGTAAGAGCGAGAGTCTGATAGCTAGTGAAGCTGAAAATAGACTAAACAAAACTGGCGCAGAATCAGATAAGATTGACTCTGATGTCAAAGACTTGAGAGATCAAGACAAAGACTTGACTAAGAAGATAAAAGAAATCGAAGATAGTCAAGAGAGAATGAAGGACGCTGATAATCTAACTCCTTCAGAGATAGAAGATTACTGGAACGATTAAACAACGTACAATAAGGAACACTATGACTAAGAAGTTTGATGTGTGGGATAATAAGTTTGCTCATGATATTTTTTTACAAAAGTATTCAATGAATGGGCAGGAGACTTGGGAACAAACATGTAATAGGGTTGTAGACAACGTATGTGGACAGTTGCTGAGTACTGAAGATAAAGAAAAAATAACTAAGTTGATGGTGGATAGAAAATTTATTCCAGGAGGAAGATATCTATACTCCTCTGGAAGGTCTCTTCACCAAGTTAATAATTGTTTTTTATTTCGTGCAGAAGATTCTAGAGAAGGTTGGGCGGACTTGATGCAGAAAATAACCTCTAGCTTGATGACTGGAGGGGGTATTGGAGTGGATTACTCTTCTGTTAGGGAAGAAGGCGCTCCGATAGGAAGAACTGGAGGGTTTTCTACAGGACCTATAGCCTTGATGCAAATGGTCAACGAAGCTGGTAGACATATTATGCAAGGAGGTTCTAGAAGAAGTGCTATATGGTCAGGGCTGAGTTGGAAGCACTCAGACATATTCACTTACATGGCAGTGAAAGACTGGCCAGAAGAAATAAAAAAACTTAAGGAGAAGGACTTTAGTTTTCCTGCTAAGTTAGACGGCACTAATATTTCTGTGAATTATGACACGGAGTTTTTTGTGGCTATGGAAGACAGAAAACACGAACTACACAAACACGCAAAAAAAGTGTGGGAACAAAACTGCAGACAAGCCTTTGAAACTGCTGAACCAGGAATGTCGTTTAATTTTTTGAAAGATAGTGAATCTCTTAGAAATGCATGTTGTGAGGTTACTAGCGAAGACGATAGTGATAAGTGCAACTTAGGTACTCTGTGGATGAACAGATTCTCTGACAAAGAGGAATTTAGTGAGGCTGTCAATCTCTCCACTAAGTTTTTGATGTGTGGAGGAATTTATTCGGACGTACCTACAGAGAGAATTAAAGAAGTCGGAGTTAAGAACAATCGTATAGGGCTTGGCTTGGGCGGAGTGCATGAGTGGTTGATGTTAAGAGGTTCTAAGTACGAAGTTACCCAAGAGTTGCATAAATGGTTGAACACTTACAAAAGAGAGTCGGACGCATCAGCTTTTATTACTGCCAAAGAACTTGGAGTAACAATCCCAAAAGGCGTAAGGGCTATAGCACCTACGGGAACCATAGGAATATTAGCAGAGACTACTACAGGTATAGAGCCGCTGTTCTGCAAGGCTTACAAGAGACGTTACCTAAAGGATAATGACTGGCACTACCAATACGTAATAGACGGCGCTGTGAAGCGATTAGAGGCCTCTGGAGTTAGATTAGAGGACATACAAGATGCCTATGATATCTCATTTAAAGAGAGGGTAAAGTTTCAGGCAGACGTACAGCAGTACGTAGACATGGCAATTAGCTCTACCTGTAACATGAGTCCTTGGGGAAGCGAAGAAAATAACGAAGAGACTAGTAAGAAGAACGCTAAGACTTTGTTAAAATACGCTAAACGATTACGAGGGTTTACGTGCTACCCCGACGGTTCTAGAGGCGGCCAACCTTTGACTAGAGTAGACTTGAAAGAAGCTCTAGGACAAGAGGGAGTTGAATACGAAGAGAAGGAACATGAGTGTGTAGGTGGATCTTGCGGCATTTAAACACAATTAAAGCTTGACTTTTAAGCCCGACTACGCTATTATATAGGTAGTCGGGCTTTTTAACGTTTAATATTTTAGGAGTAAAGATGAATTTATATAGGTTATACTTACTAAATTGTGGGTTATTGGGAGCAGTTACCCACCACATTTATAAGGATGGTTTTGAGTCTATCACACCCTACAACATTGAGTTAGCGTTATTAGCAGCTGTAGTAGTTACTAACGTTGTCAGCTTATTTTATTTAGGCGTAGTGAAGAAGAAAGTCTAACATGAAAATAACTAAACAAGACATTGGAAGAACGGTAATGACTAGAGATGGACAACAGTTCACTCTAACAGGTTGGTCAGACGACTCTGTGTATAAAATAAATTCCGCTCCTTATTGTTGGACTGATGAGGGGTTTTATATGCATAGTATATCAGAACATTCTTTGGACATTGTAGCATTCTTAAAAAAAGATTGTGTTAGCATGTTCTCAAGTTACTACGGAGAAGACTCTTCGGACTACGTGTCGTGCTCACATGAATGGGTGGGGTCTGGGTTCTCTGGAGGATCTGTATGGTGCAAAATATGCGACCTTGATTACAACGAAAAATTACACGGAGACAGCGGATTATGAAATATTTATTATTACTATTATTGTTAAGTTGTGGCTGCACTACACAAAGTTACTATTACGAGGTCACTCTTCCTTCTGGGGAGGTAGTAAACTGTGACATCTACTACTCTTACTCTGGAGACCCTGTAGTATACGTAGAAGACTGTACTAATGGACAAGAGTATGTCATCTTATCTGGAGTAACGTCTTATAAAAAAGTTTACAAGGAGTTATCAGATGTGGATTAAAATGATGTTTCTAACTTATATGAGCATAAGTGTGGTGGGCCAAGAAAATGATGGCACATACAACTACTTGTTAATCACTAAGAGTAAACTTAATCGAAAATCTATATCTATCTCCACTAAGCAAGTGATCCCTTATAAATTGGGAGAAGAGTTTATTGGATATGTGTACGGAGAGTGTACGGACACCATGACTATAAATGAGAGCTATGTCACAAACAAAGAATACTTGTGTCTAGCAGACAGAGTAGTAACCAATAAAGGAGTGTACGAATGACTGCAATTGAAGTATATTCTCTAGGTTGTATAGTTGGTTTTGTATCACTAGTCACTCTAGAAACTTACGTAGAAGGACTAGATGAGAGTGTAGTGGGTGTTGCGCTTTTGTGTAGTGTGCTTAGTTGGCTCCTTGTGTCGTTGGTTTTGCGAGAGGGAATACTAGAAATAATGAAACGTCATAACCTAAGATTAACAATTAAGAGGAGATATAATGGACGCATCAAACTTAACTCAAGTAGTCGAACTACTTAAAACTGTATCGGGGGATGCCAGCTCTGCTGTAATCACCTACTTTGTAATATCTGGTTTAGTACCCTTGCTCAAATTTGTAGTGAGTTGGGGTGGAGCTTATTACATCGTAAAGTTAATCACTAGTTTATTTAGTGTGCAGATAGAGAAGAAGAAGCTATGATGAATACAGTTGACCTAATATTTATTGGAGTATTCAGTATACTACTTCTTATATCTGTGCTATCTTGGGTGATTCGTGTTTACGAGATCTACTTAGATAATAAACTCGAATTAGCTAAAATTGAATTAGCTAAAATAAAGAAGAGGGAGCCGAGATGATTAGAATATTTTTAATGAGCCTATTATTAACTGGTTGTATCACTACCTCTACTGGTGCTGTTGGAGCTAAGTACTCTTCAATGAATTGGGGCTATTATACAGACATGAGTAGCGTAGTGGCTCATTGCTACCCCAACGAATATAGAATCATAGCCAGAAACTATAGAAATATATTCGGTGCAGGGTACATTCAAACGATATACACCTGCTCTTTATCAAAGGGTTTATGATGGAGAGAACATTGTTAAGGTCGATCTGTTGCAGTAAAAATATCATGCGTAGACTATGAGGCTATCAAAGATCATGGGTACCACAGTAAGGAGAAGAAATGAGTAGAGGCATAGATTGCCTGATAGCTGAACATGTGTTTGATTGGGAAGCGATAGCTGTTGACGAAGACGGTCAACTAATAGGACATTGGGACGATGAAGATGGTGGCAACAGAAGTGTAGTGCCGCAGTACTCTAAACACGATGTGTATGCACTGGCAATCATTGAAAAGCTAAACTACCTGTCCTTCTCCATCAACAGAGAAAGTTGTTCGGGAGTTAGGTGGGATGTAGAGGCCTACAATGACTTGGGTATCAAAGAGAAGTGGGCGGCAACTTGTCAAGACAGTCTTGCAATGGCAGTGTGCCTAGTGGCATTAAAGTCTAAAGGAGTAGTGATACCCTATACAGAACAAGACGTAGAGGAATTTTTAAGAAACAACACAGAGTTATTTGACCAGCTAGACTAATGATTTCACAATATGAAGTCACATCAGATAATGAAATGATAGGGGATATATGTTAAGTAGAGAGCAAAGGAAATGTATAGCCCTAGAGCTACTATACGATGCCGTAGAAATGTGGGAGATTTGTAGAAGGCTTGACGATGTTGATGTCCCAGGATCTACAGAAGAGCACATGGAGTCTATACATGCACTGATAAGCGCATTTAACCTAGTTAAAGTAATAGTAGAGGAGAATTCGTGATTGAATTGAAATATAACCATAGTAATATGAGAAGCGGTAAAGTGACTGAAACAGCGTCAGTAGTACTGCCTCACGACGACATTAGTATGGAAGACTTTTATGAAGCAGTCAAGAGGTTTGCACTTGTGTGTGGGTATCATCCAGACACTGTTACTGAGTATTTTGGAGAAGGTGGATGAAGTATTTATTAATATTAGGACTACTATTCACAGCTTGCGAAGCTGAGAGTCGAACTAAAGAGGAACTACTTACTAAGATTCAAGAGCTAGAGAAGATAGTTCAAAAGATGAGTCCTAGTGAGTCTAGGTGGAAAGCTGAATATAATGAAACATACTATACTATATATAGTGGTGGGAACGTGTATGAAAGCTTTTTCGTCAAATACCACGAGGACTTAAGGAGGCTTAATTCTGGCAACATGTTCAAAGACAAGGCTACTGCACAACACTACGCAAAGAAGCGAGCAGCTAGACAAAGACTGGAACTGTTAGCACTTGCACTTAATGGTGAGATTGTGGAGTTTGCGACACATACCAATAAATACATACTGATTGGAAGCAGAGGTAAAATAAGTGTCTACGCCATTAGCAGTATGAACTCTGGTGAGGTATTATTTAAGACAAGAGCGTTAGCTGAAAGAGCTATAGATCTGACCAGTAAAGAAGACTTAACCACATTATTCGGGAGTAAGAAATGAGTTCGGGACTTATATTTTTAGGAATAGTAATACTTCTAACCAGCTTATCTGAAGCATACGATAAGCATTGTGACTCTAAGGTAGAGATAGAGAGAATTAAGAAGGAGAAGAAATGAGTAAATTTAATTTATATTTATGGACTAGATTGGATGATGTGAAAGCCCTCTTTGTCGCACTTATTATACTATCAATTATCACTGCTGCGGTATCGGGTGTAGTACTTGGGGAAGCTAGAACCCAAGAAGCATTAGACATAGCAATGACTATACTAATTGGGGCAGGAATTACAGTTGTTATGAATACAATACTTGTAATACTCACACCAACAAGTAGGGATGTAGCACTAATCTGGGGACTAGAATCGCTCACCAATAACAAAGAGCTAGCTAAACTACCAGATAATGTAATTAAAGCTACTAATAATTACCTAGAAGGTCTACAACCTAAACCAGAGGAGAAGGAATGATTAATTTAATAATGGCAATAGCAATGTTGTGCCAAGTAAAACCAATTAAACTAATGAGTGCGGAGCAGGTAGACCAATACCAGTTGACGTGTCAGCAAGAGTACTTCAAATGTGTCACCAAAAAAAGACTAGCTACCACCGCCCTAGCGGAGTGTTTGTTAGAGAGAAAGATCAACAAAGTAAAGAGAAGTAAATAATGCTCAAACCAATAAAATACTTACTACTTCTCGCTTTGTTCTTAAGCTGCTCACATGCTAACATAGAAGCTAGATTATCAGAGTTAGAAACTTACCAAAAAGCTATAGGCGATTCTGTAGAAAAAACTCAGAGAATAGTTATGACTAATCTACTTTATGGTGATCTTGAAGCTGGGTGCCGTGATCTGTTTGTTGACGATCCTTGGAAAGAAGTAGTTTTTTACGTAGACACTAGCCTATCTTTCTCCCCTAACGTAATATGTGTGAGTTATTCTATAGAAGGTGGTAAAGAGGCGTTACACTTGGAACAATTATTACAACGTTTAGGAATGGAGAAAATAGAATGGAACTAATAGCTATATCAGGACACAAAGGCTCAGGGAAAGACACAGCAGCTGACTACCTTGTTAAACATTGTGGATACACTAGACTATCTTTTGCGGACACCTTAAAGAAGATGGTAGCAGAACAATACAAAATACCTTTAAACTTTATGCATGATCAAACGTTGAAAGAGAAAGCTCTCCTAAAATACCCAGTAGTAAACACTGACGGGTTCACTAAACAAGTACAAGAACTACTAAAAGATGAGTTTGCTAGAGTAGGAACCAATGACTACTGGACTCCTAGAGCATTGTGTATCTTGGAAGGTTCCGTGAAGAGGTCTGTGATATCCTCTTATTGGGTACAAGTAGTACTAAAGTCTATTGAAGAGTTAGGAGCCTCTGCTAAAGTAGTGATACCAGACTTAAGGTATAGATCAGAGATCCGTCAGATATTAGAAGCGTTTCCAGAAGCTAAGATAACAAGAGTTGATAGAGGGTTGGTAATAACTACTGACGATCCCTCAGAAAGAGATTTAGATGATTACCAGTTTACTAACGTGTTGGACAACACCAAAGACATCAAACACTTACAACTACAACTAAATAATTTTATTTAAGGCTTGACTTTTTAGATCAGTTAGACTATTATGTAGCAAGTGGAGGAGTTACCTTGAAATACTTTATATCAGATACTCACTTTAATCACAGTAATATAATCAAATATTGTGATCGGCCATTCGACTCTGTGGAAGAGATGAATGAGGTTCTAATTAAAAACTGGAACAATACAGTGGGCGAGGATGATACGGTGTATTTCTTAGGTGACTTCTCCATGTCAATTGGAGCAGTAGATAGTATAACTAGAAGATTAAAAGGCCACAAGAAAATGATAACAGGAAATCATGACTGTTGTTTTAGTGGTCATAGAATGTGCCGAAAAGTGGACAAAGCCTTAGAAGTTAGGCACAGGTATTACACGGCTGGTTGGAGGTCTATCAAACCTGTCGACACCATTGAAGTGTGTGGAGTGGAAGTCAACCTTAATCACTTCCCTTACAAAAAGATAAAAGATTCTAACAGACATGATAGACGTTACGATAAATATAGAATAGAAGATAATGGTTTGTGGTTACTTCACGGACATATTCACTCCAGCTCCCAGACTATGCTGGACAAGAGAATGATAGACGTAGGAGTAGATTGTAATGACTACGCTCCTGTGTCGGAAGAGAGAATAAAAGAGATTATGGAGAAAAACAATGTTTGATACATACGTAACCAAAACTTCTTCGGCGCCTAGCCATACCAGTGTTACAGTACACGAACACAAAGCACCTACAGACGAATCTGTCAAGCTTTTAAGGGAGATGGAGAAGACCTCTCAGGATAACATCCTAGCTACCTTAAGAGTAGAGAGTAACGTCGTTAATGGTGTTGCGCATGTTGTAAGAATGCCTCATTTATCAGACGTTGAAGTGATAACTATAATTAAGATAAACGGAACTGAAGTGGAAAACAGACACGTATTTAAGAATACGGATCTAATGTCAGTCAGAGTGAACGACTTCTCCAAACTAAGAACGCAACTGCTCACTGATTGGGCTGCCGCCATATCTAGAGATTTAATATTAGAAGCATTAAAAGTAGATTCTGGGGATTTTGGTCCAGCTGTTAAAGAGATACTGAACATAGTGTAGGAGTTATGATGAGTAGGAAAATAGACGCACTAATTGCCCAACATGTATTTGGGTATATAGTCTCCGAAGGTAGGGAGATACATGAAGGTATGTGCTATAGGAATAGTATTGATGGAATAGTCTTGGGAGAGGACTCCGTTACTCCTGTCCCTTACTACTCTACTAACATATCAGATGCTTGGGAGGTAGAGAAAGTTTTCTCTGAAGACTGTAAGTACGTAAGCAGGTATTATTGTGGACCTGATGGAATAGAGTGGTGTTTTGACTTAGTAATCCCTGAAGACGGTCAAATAACGTCTTATCTAGGCGAAAGTAGTACGGCACCAATGGCTATATGTTTAGCTGCTTTAAAAGCTAAGGGAGTTGTTTATGAGTAAAGCTAAACTGGTATGGATTACTCCAGATGCTGAGAAGGTTATGATGTCTTGTGCAAGGGTATCCAACCCTGCAAATCAGGACTCTGATGATACGAGACTGCTTAGCTACTGCATACGAAACAAACATTTTTCCATTTTTGAAATGGCTAACATGTGCGTAGAGATCAACTGTTCCAGAACCATAGCAAGGCAGATACTTAGGCACAGATCCTTCGTTTATCAGGAATTTTCACAAAGGTACCAGGACGTTACAGCTTTAGGTACAGATCTTATTATAAGTCAGGCTAGGAGCCAAGACGATAAGAACAGGCAAAGTACTCACGACGATATGCCTCAGGACGACAAGGATTGGTTTGAAGCTACGCAAAAGGAAAGTTGGACCCAAGACCTCAAAAGGTATAAAGACGCCTTAGACAGGGGTATAGGCAAGGAGCAAGCTAGAGTATTCTTACCTGAAGGTTTAACCCCTACTAGGATGTACATGAACGGTACGATACGGAGCTGGATACACTACTTACAACTACGTACTGGTAACGGCACTCAAATAGAGCACCAAGAAGTAGCTAAAGCTATATTAGAAGTATTTAAAACAGAAGTACCGACTATATACAACGCAGTTAAATGGGACACGTAAAAATGAAACAAAAAAATAAAAACTACTCAGGATTCGTTAGTCGCAACGGACTATTCAAGGCTGCTGAAAATCAGGTATTGGTAGACAAGCTCCCTCCAGGTACTTACGGAGTAGAGCAAGACTTGGCTGGAAACTTGTACTTCAGGGACACAGAAGTTAATTGCGACTCCTTAGTAGACCTGCCTGACCCTGCTTACGAAAAGGTTGTGAACGAAATGGAACACTTCCTGAGACCAGAGACGAAACAAAGGTTCAAGGATTTAGGATATTTATACAAGAGAAGCTCACTGCTTCACGGTCTTCCAGGTACTGGAAAGACGTCAATCGTAAATAGAGTAGCAAAAGCAACTATAAAAAAACAAGGCGTAGTACTATTGAATCCTGTACCTAGCGTACTACAAGAAGCCTTAACTATAATAAAAGACTTACAACCAGAAGCTACTGTTCTAGTAGTCTTTGAAGAGCTTGACCAACTACTAGTAAACTATGAGTCAGAGCTTCTTAACGTATTAGACGGAGAAGTACAGAAGGATAACGTAATTTATCTAGCTACTACTAACTTCATTAAAGAAGTACCTCCTAGACTACTAAGACCTGGAAGATTCTCTTCAGTTATTGAAGTAGGATACCCTAACGCAGCTGCTAGAAGAGCTTACCTAAGAACTAAGTTAAATGAAGATAAGGCTGTTAGTATTGCTAGTGCTACTAAAGGACTGTCTATAGACGAACTTAAAGAAGTAGTACAGTCAACTGAATGTTTTGAGTACGACCTAAAAGACACTATACAACGTATAAAAGACGTTAAGAAGTTGGCAGGAGAAGATAAGAGAGCTAGTGACGAGTACGATACTACTCTCTATGAAGAGAGGTTGATCAGTAGACATCACCACGGTAATCTTTGATGTTGTCTCCAGAGCTACAAGAACTCTTACTTAAGATGTTATTCGCTACTATAGCTGGAGGCATTGTAGGCTTAGAGAGAGAGTTTAGGAATAAGGACGCAGGACTTAAGACGTTTGTACTTATATGTTCTGGAGCTGCTATATTCTCTCACTTGGGTATGCTATTAGGTAGTACAGACCCTGCTAGAATAGCTGCTCAGATAGTTACTGGAGTAGGTTTCTTAGGAGCAGGAGCTATCTTTAAGGGTAAGGATAGGATATCAGGCCTAACTACAGCAGCCTTTATATGGGTAGTATCTGCTATAGGAGCTTTGATAGGTATAGGGTTAGTAGAAGAAGGTTTACTTTTGGCTGTAGGTATGGTAATATCAGTATCAGTTACAGGGTTTATAGAATCTCTAATTAGGAAGGTAAGAACATGAAACAAGTATTCAAGTATTTAAACGACAACAGGAAGAACTGCGTATTAGGTATCACTAACTTTGAAGACGTTAGGATTGTTGGCCCAGGAGAAATTACTACCTTTGAGTTGGACGTAGAAGACGACGACGTGGTGTTTATTAAGACGTGGAAGCACGACGATAAGATATTAGTATCTACTACAAAGAAGAGCGTATGGGCAAGGTAAATATGATAGACTTATTGAAGCTAGCGGCAGAGGCTTGGTTGGGAGACCTAGAAGAAGCTGACCCTTTAAAGGTAGAACACTTCTGCACAGGTTGGGGCATGTACCCTGATTACTGGGTTACTGCTACTGTTGATTGGAAGGCTGGTTACTTAGCTAGAAAAAGATTGGATAAATAACAATGAATATAACTTATATATCAGACACTCACTGTGCTCAGCCTGGACTCCCAGGAGGAGACTTGCTTATTCATGCTGGAGACCTTACTTACCAAGGTAGGACGAAAGAAACTAAAAAACAATTAGATTATTTAGCTAGGAGCCTTGATCTCTATAAGAACATAGTTATCGTCCCAGGTAATCACGAAGTAGACTGGGATAAGGGACGAGTACCTTTTAGAAGGTATTGCGAAGAGAGGGGTATAACAGTACTTGTAGATCAAGCCGTAGTTATTGACGGCGTTAAGATATACGGAACTCCTACTACCCCTGAGTTCTGCGGCTGGGCATACATGAGAGGCCCTGAGGACATCGTAGCGACGTGGGAATGCATCCCAGAAGACACTGACATACTGATTACTCACGGACCTCCTAGAGGCATCCTAGACTCTAACTTAGAAGGTCAAGAGTGCGGCTGCCCGTCCTTACTAGTTAAGGTAAAGCAAATAAAGCCTAAGATACATGTGTTTGGTCATATACACGAGGCTCATGGGCTTAGGTTTGAAGACGACACTACTTTTATTAACGCTTCTATAATGAACAGACAATACGAACCTGTAAACTCCCCTACAACACTAGAATACTAAGGAGTAATTATGAGTAGAGATTGGTGGGACATGTTTGTCTGGGGATACGCCTCAGGACTGGATGGAGATGATGACGAAAACAACGAAGAGTTCGTTGATATTAATATTACTATTGAAATAGGAGAAGACGATGACTGAAGAGAAAGTACCTCTACTTATTGTAGCTAGTAAGGTTAAAGCTTACGTTAAGGACAAAGGATTGAGAACTTCTGAAGGGTTCCTTCACATGTTATCAGAACGTTTGACCATTACTATCGATCAATGCATTGAAGATGCTTTGGCAGACGGTAGGAAGACTGTGATGGACAAAGACGTTTAAATAAAGGTATTGGAGGCTGCACTGGAAGCTAGGGTCGTTGGAATATCTATAGCCTACATCCCTTAGAGAAGTGTTGAGCGATAAATGGAGCCTTACTTGCGTAAGAGGTTGATCTCTCGTAACATAGAGTTGGTACAAGTTGAGCTTACTAGACGTAGAGGTAGGAAGTAGCGTCCTACCCTCCAGTCAAACGAAAGGTTTATATTATGAAATTTATTGTTGTACTATTAATGTTGTTTCTATGTAGTTGTGGTTACGTAGTAGGTAAGATACTTAAATAAGAAAGCCCCTAGCTAATTTCTAGCTAGGGGCTTTCTTTTAATTAGTTGTTATACTTGAAAAAGTGCTTGCAGTGTTACCATACCATTACCGGTAATATCTTTATACTCCACCTTACCAACACTTTGGCTGACCACTCGGAAAGAATCGTCGGATAATTTCCCAGCGAATTTTGCTACCAGATCAAAATGCGTTGGTGAGGTTGAAGTCGGACCCGCTGGATTAATTATACGATTCCAAGAAATACTGTCCATATCAGCTTGTGTAGTTAACGGGAAGGTAAAATTTTCCTGAATCGTAAACGGCAGTTCAGGATTAGGAACGGTAAGTTTTATTCCTGACTCCTTAAAATGCAATTCTACGGAGGCGTGACCTTTTGATAATGTTGATGAAGTGAGAGTAATATCCAAGGCGTTTCCGATGAGGGGGTAGCGGAGGTTTCTGGGGGAGAGTGTGACCATACCGTGAGTTTCTGTGGTGAATCGGGTTATACTTTCCATGTTAAATTTCCTTTAATTAGTTGTTAGTTTTTTTGTGAAAAACTTAGTTAGTTTTTTATTAATTTTACATTAAGTGCAAAGAGAGCACTAACTGCCGAGGAAACACTTAGTACTCTCTTCTAGAGCTGTTACCAGCTTTTCTTATTTAATTATACAGTTGTAGTAGTTTGTGAGATAGTTCCTTGTACAGTAGTTTCAGAGAATCCGTTCCCAGTGGTGATCGTAGCGAGAGGGTTAGTCGGACGTATCCTATCTTCAATACCTGGTGACAGAGTAGCCGAGGAATTCGACATGGGCTGTCCTGCGTTGTCAAACGATTGATCGTAAGTTAGGTGTATTTCACTAGATGACGCTACTCTCTGAGTCAGCACTACGCCGAGAGCGTCTGCCGTAGCATCTGTGATTCTATCTACGTCAGCGTTTATTAACGCTACCATCCTTAATACAGATTCCTCTGTAGTCTCACCTAAAACAGTTTCTAAGGTGTAACTCCTAGAGCTTCCATATGGATTGTTTGTCCAGTACTCCTCACCAGTCCTAAAAGTCAGGTCGTTTTCAGGTAGAAACCAACCTTGGCCTTTTTCTCCTGCCTTAAAATTTCTCATAAGCACTTTTGATGTATTATTTAGTTTACCAGCATTAACAAAACTAATTTCAAAAGAAGCGAATTCTACAGGACCTAAGTTTAGGACTCCGTTCAGAACCGTACCGTAAGGGTGCTCGCTCCCTTGGCTTGAAGTAATCTTAGAAACGTCTTCTAGTTTTATAGTCTGACCGTTAACTCCTGTGATAGAGTTTGTAATCATACCTTTTGCTGACAGTTGTTTAGTAGTACTTACGTCTATTGAGTGAGTTTCTTGTGCGTAGCTTAGTGACTGTTCTACGTCCGATTTTGCAAGGACCTGAGTAGTTGTCATACCTCTGTCTTGTGAGGACTCAGTAGTTCCTAATATTGTAATTTTATTAAGTATAGCCATGATAATTTCCCTTAATTAGTTGTTAGTTTTATATTAATAGTTCTGCTATTCTATATTCTACTTTAACCTTAAGCTCAGAGTCTCCAGTTAGGACCTCTCCAGCTAAAGTCTTAATAGTAACTGTTTCATTCTCTGCTACTAAGTGGGAGTTAGTATGGTGAGCTACTCTTCTTTGGTCAGTAACTTGATCCAACAAACCTGTCGACTCCAATTGAACCAACATACCTGAAGTTTCGTAACCTACTACTAAATCTTTAGTGTTATCTACTGCAGTGTAAGCAGTAGTACCGTAAGTCAGTAATAGCTCAGCTCTCATAACTTCGACATACTTACCAGCACCAGGAGCTTGTACTAAGACCTTAGGACTAGCATTAAGAGCTAACATCTCAGCTGCTGTAATAGTAGTAATAGTAGTGTATACTTTATGTTGGTCAGCTTGATCAGCTAAGTAGTTAATAGCCGAAAAGGTTTCTTCTTTAGTTGCGTACTTGTCGAACTGAGAAGCCACTAACATAAGGTTAGCTTCTACGTCAGCCAATGCTTCAACTCTTTCAGACAATATCATAATAGTAGAAAGAATTTCTGCAGTGTCCTGCTCTTCTACTTTTTGAGATAACATCATGAAGGAGTCAAACAACTCTTGTACGTCGTGTTTCTCTACGTGATCGATTAGAGGTTGTATGTCCTCTAAAGTTAATCTCTGTTCAATCTTGTCAGAAGCTATTTTAGCAAAGTCTTTCAACTCTCTTAAAATATACCCTGACCATTCTGGCATGTTTTCGTAGCCCCTGTCGGACATATCTTGTAAAGGTATTTTAGCCATGTTGTGGTCCTTTAGTTAGTAGGTGATTAAGCTTGGGTAATAGTTCCTTGTACTACTACAGTAGCCATACCGTTACCGCTAGTGGTAGTGCGTAAAGGGAAGAAGCTGCCGCTAGTGCCTGGATGTCCTCCATACAATCTCATATCGTAAATTATGAAATCAGTCACACGAGGTTCAACTACTACCTCTTCTAAGATCTGCCCTGGATAATCCGGTAGTCTTTGAGTAAAAGTTAATTCGTAGGTTTGTCCTGCGTACCCAGTACTAGTTACTTCCGCAGTTACTAACTCGCTGCTGGTATTGATTTCTTCAGCCATCGCTTGTAAATTTCCCAATAAGTCTTGCGGCGCCGTTGGTGGAATCACAATATTTTCGGCAAACATGCCAGATGTAAACTCTATGTTATCGTTCCCTGAAAACATACCACCGTTAGTAAAAGCTAGTTTACCTTGATCTTGAGTACCTGTAACCTCTTTAGTAATATCAATTTGTTGATGGTGACCTAGTTTACCAGCCATTTTGAAAATAATCTCAAAGTTACTAAACTCTGACGGATCTAAGTTTGTTCCTTGTCCGTCAGTGCGCTCTACTGAATCGTAAGCTCTTAATGCAGTAGAAGTTATTCTAGCGTGATCGCTTAGTGCTATTGATTGAGTAGCCCCTTTAATAGTGATCTTTGACATCCCCTTCGCAGCAAGGGATTCACTGTTTGATATACCAACGGTGTGAGTGTCAGAGTTAGTTGATTGTTGTTGAGTAACGTCGGAAGTTTCTATCGTAGTTGAGGAAGTCATACCTTTAGTTTCTGTTTGAGTTCCTTGACCTAATATAGTTATGTTGTGAGTAGTCATGTTAGTTTTCCTTTAATTAGTTGTTAGTGTTATGTTAAGGCTTATTACTGTAGTCTGCGAGCATAGTTAGTCCGTCACCACTCACAGTATCTTCTAATTTACTGCTCCAATCAGCGATCAACGCAGCTAATCTTTCTATCGCTTCTTGCATTTCTTCTGGAGATGCTCCATCCCAATTTGCAGGAGTGGTTGCTTTGAAGTCGTTACTCTTTTCGATACTAGTTGCTACAGATGCTGGACTACTTGTTCCGAGCATATCTTTAACACTGATACCTCTACGACCTGGTGATAATATTTTAGACATTGTGTATCCCTATTTAAATTTTTTGGTGTATAATTTAGGTAAGCTTATTAAGATTAGTTGCAAACGAATGTTGCACTATTATTCTACTACATGTTAAAAGTATATACTAAGTAAACGTTATGTTGCAGAGGAAATTCTAACAGTGGCTACAATGTCTGTTTCAGCAGCTTTGGTAGCGTCGTCTTCAAATCTTAACTCATCTAACGTGGAGTCAACAGATTCAATAGTTATTGTTTTTCCTTCATACTCGCCTTCTTGTAGTTGTACTTTATCTCCAGCAAGTAACCCTAAAGATTCTATTAGCCCTACTGCTAAGGTCATTCTAAGTCCGAAGTCAGACGTACCGAAATCATGTCTGTCGAAATCTAGAGCTTGGATCTCTGCTGCAATTTCTGCTTCCTGTGCAATACCGTCAACTCCGAAAGAGTCGTCCATCCGTCTTTGTTGTCCTCTTATTAAAGCGACTACTCCAAGACTGTCTGATAGTACTTCTTCTCTTAAGTTTATTTTGTCGAAGTTTCCTTTAGTCCTAGCCTTAACGTCTCTTACTTGTTGTTGTATTTTCTTAATCAGTTTTAATTGTGTTCCCATTGTATTTCCTTAAAGTGTTGTTAGGTTGTTTTAAAAGTATTACCAAGCTTGCGGCTGGTGGTTAGTTAATTGTTCTATCACCACGTAACTTACTTCGTGCTCATCTCTTGAAGCACTCACAGTATCTAACTCACCTTTTAGGTGAAACCCAGAAAATCCTCCGGCTTGAAAGGAAATTTGTGAGTTGATTGCTGTTACGTACATAACGGCAGTTCCTGGACTTGCCGAAGATTTCTGTGGGCAAGTTGCCTGAGCAATTTTATCAGCATCCAAGCCGGTCATAGGTCCGTTGTACACTGCCATCCATATATCCGCACCGTTCGTACAACCTAAATAAAATGTTATTTTGTATGCATATCCTGCAGGCACGTTAAAGCCGAAATCACTGACAGTTCCTCCGTCAGGAAAATCATTGTGCAGTCTCTTTTTTTGGTACAAAACCTTACTTAGGTTGTTTGTCAGTGTTTGTTCCTGACCTAAAGTGTTTTTTGTTTTGATGTTCCCTATACCATCATTAAAAATCTTTAAGTCTCCTACGTTAGTAGGAGATGATGGACTTGCTGAAAATGGAATAGTAGTTTCAATAACGGAGATTCTATTGGTTGTTATGTCAGTTGAATTTACGTTGGTAGTGTTTACGTCTGTGGCACTTACTGTGGGAGTACTTACAACATTCCCTGACACCGTACCAGTCGCCGACACTGTAGTAGCACTAACTGCGTTAGCACTTACAGTGCCAGTAGCACTTACTGTGGTAGCACTTACTGTATCAGTAACCGTAGCGTCTACTGCTGTTGCCGTCTTATCAGCGTTGACGTCCTCAGTGGTAGTAATAGTTTCGGTAACGTCTATAAAGGTTGCCCCTTCTACACTACCGTCTTTTAGTTTTGTAGGTTCTTTAACGCTCATTATAATTTCCTTAATAAAAAGCTAATGAAGTTGGTTACCTGAGTACCAGCTAAGTTAGTTGAAGTGTATTGTAACTGTCCTGAGTCAGACATTGTTAACTCTACCCCTACATCAGACCCGATGAAAGTACTCTCTCCGATATGCCAACGTTGTGTGTTGTCGTCGAAGAACCCTCTAAGAGTCAAGTGTTTACTGGTAGTAGTGTCTGCTACTAGCATAGCTAAGTTTGTAGCGGATATGGAATCAACATCAGTGAACGTACCGTTTATTAGTGTATGGCCTTGGTATCCTATAGATACTCCAGTCAATGACACTCCAGTACTTGTGTGGATTGGGAAAGTGTCGTCTACCGTTCCGTCTACGTTCAACCTTACTAAGTTGTCAGCAGGGTCTCCGTTAAAGTCTTGGAAGTCTCCCACTACAACAAGCTTACCGTCAGGTTGTCTAGCAATATCTCTTACAATATTGTCAAAGGCCGTACCTACCGTAGTTGTGTACTCAGTGTTTTCAGTTCCGTCATTATTTAGTTTGACTACGTATCCAACAGGACTCCCCTCAAAAGCTACTAAACTTCCTGCTAGTATTATACTGTTGTCGCTTTGACCTATTATCTTGTTTATTCCTGGTCCAGCAACACCTACAGTGTTATTGAACCCTGGCTGCAATCTACCGAACTTGTCAAACTTTCTAAGCACTTGAGTTGCGTCCCAGAAAGACTCTTCTCCGGTGATTATTATGTCTCCGTTAGGTAGTACTGCTCCTTTTTTACCGTGTCTTATAGGGTCACTGTCCATAGCTCCTGGGGCACTGCCAGATACGTACCTAACTGCCCAAACACTCTGTTCGAAGTCGACGTCCAACAAACCCTGTGAAGTAATTCTAGTCATCGCTACAGGTGAGTTTTGTGGACCACCATTAATTTCTACTGACGCAGTGGTAGTTGTTATATCTCCTACCAGTACTATCTTATTATCAGGTTGTAGAAGAATATCATAAATCAATAGCCCTCCAGAACCTCCTGTATAGGCTAATTCTGCCCAGTTTCCTACAGCCGTAGGATTAAAACTAGAGTCAATATCTCCGCTCGTCGATAATCTTAATAGTTTGGTGGAAACGTCTGAATTGAGAGCTACGTAAGTGAAGTCGCCTCCTACTAAAATATTTCCAGTAGGTTCTACTATTATGGAGTTTATGCTTATACTATCTCCAGACTGAGTGAAAGTTCCTATAGCGTTTCTAAAATCAGTGTCGTCAGTTCCGTCCACATTTATTCTAATCAATCTCTTGTTAGGCGCTACGTTATCTGGAGCAGCCAAACCGACTAAAACTTTGCCGTCTGGTTGCATGGCTATAACACTTCCTGCAGGTACTGTAAAACCATTAGCAGTGTGGTTGGTTTGCCAAGTAGTATTAATAGTAGGTGCTAAAGCGTTAGTCCTACTCAATACTACGTCTGCAGAGAAGCCTTTGTCTATTGTGGAGTCAACCGCAAAATCTGGTATGTTTGTAAGTTCTGTTCGGTTGTTTTGTAAGTCTACTCTAGTTTTTGTAGGTAAGTTATTTTCCCAATTTAGATTCCCGTCGCCGTCATTGGTCATAGACTGCCCAGACAAGCCTTGAGTGGATGGTAGTAGCATTCTATAATCTGTAGTCAGTTTGGTCGCTTGAATTTCTGCTGAACCTGAAGTAGCTCCGTGTAATTTTATGTTAGTAGATTCGAAAGTATTTTTCACGTCTACCGCAAACACTAAAGGAGTGTTGTAAGCGTTCCACGAAAAAAGAGTTCCAGTCTCTTCCAAAAGCATACCTTCTGGGTAAGTCGGTAGTACAGTGGATTCAGTTCTTAATATACTAGGGGTGACGTCAGAAGTTACTTCTTCAAACACTAAAAAATAGTTAGTCCCTTTTTTTATCTCTGCTGGAGTTGGGAATGAGAATGTTATTGTTTGCCATTGTCCAAACGCAACCGAGCCTGCAGGTATAACTGCGCTTGTAGCTAAAAGTCCTGTTGCTTGAGGAGTTCCAGTATTACCTTCAATTTCTGCAAATAGTTCCGCTTTGTACGTTAGGTTGTCAGGTTGGTTTAGTTGTACTCTAATTTCTTCAATTAGGCCTGTCTCATTAGCTAAGAACTTCTGCGCAAGTCTAGTGTTTAGTGCGCTAGTACCTACTACTGTGCTATCGTCTCCAGAAGTCTGCTCAGCTGTCAGTGAGATGACTTCCGTAGTAGTGGAGCTAGTTTGAGTTACTCCTTTACTAACGTTTAATCCTTGGTCTGCAGATACTACTAATCCTTGAGTACCTGTAATATCTACATCACCTTGACCTGAATCAGTAGTAATTCTTACTGGTAAGTTGGTAACGTCTAGGTCATAAGCTTCTTGTAACGTTCCAGACTGAGCACCTGTTACTGCTGCAGATTCACTTTGTAATAAAAACTTACGTATAGTTGTGATAACTGCTGAGGAACCTGACCTTTTAACTAAGACAGCTCCCATTTTTTTGTCTCCAGTTATAGCTGGGTACGGAGCTAAGGCTGGGTTAGCGTCAGAACTAGCTGCTGGAGTTGCTGTCAATATAGCAGTGACTCTATTGTCTGCAGAAGTGGTATCTTCCACTAACGAAAGGGAAAACCATTTATATTCATTGTCAGAGGTTATATCTAATAGGATACCATTAAGACCGTCTGCTCCAGTACCTGCAGTAAAGTCTACCGTACCTCCAGAATAATCTATTATAAGTTCTGATGATTGTTGAGAAAGTATAGAACCGTCTAATAGAGTTATGTCAGCTCCAGATACGTCTACTGTATCAGTACTAGACTGAGTTATTCTAATCTGCCCTAACATTCTATTAAGCTCTGCTAAAGCTCCATCAAACTCTAGTTGTTCTTTATCTTTAAGTAAGAAGCTATTTCCTACTAGTACGTCATCTCCTACTCTCCTAGCAATAACTAGTATAGAAGCGTCTAAAGGTACTAAAGCAATATCAATAGCACTTACAGTAAGAACTCCTCCTGGAGCTGATCTATTAAGGTTAACGTATAACACCTTACCGTCTGCATCTAGTCCACTAGAACTTCCTGCAGGAATACTGTTGATAGCTTCTGTTAGTCCAGCAATACTGACGTTTGCTTCAGTACTCCAACTAAGAGTGTCTGTTCCTAAGTCCCATGACCAAGTACCACCTCTAACTAACTTAGCAGTTCTATCTTGATTAATTATAGTAGCTGCGTCAGTGTTTCCAGACCCATCGTCAGCACTACTCTCTCCAGAGGCTAGTATAATGCCGTTGTTAATGTATATTGTATTAGTCTCTCTAGTAGCTATTACGTAAGTACTGTAACCTACTGGTAGAGTTCCAGGAGCGAATGTATCTAAATACACTACGCTAGTTCCTGTTGCTGTAGTGTCTCCGTCTAAAGTAATAGTCTTGTTAACGTCGTCAATTGCTACTATAGCAGCTGATTCGTTACTAGAGGTAATCAACACTGTATTACCTATCTTTGCGCCAGATAAATCTGGAGAGCCGCTTAAAGTTATTGCTGTTCCAGCTACTCCAAAGTTAGTTGTAGTGAGGCTTAGCTGCCCGTTAGCGACGTCAGAGTCTGCGCTAAGGTCGTAGTCCAGAAAACACGCAAGGGTGCCTCCATCCTGCAGTACGGCTGTGCTAGCAGGTAGTGTGGATTTATATAAGCTGTGAGGATTTACTATTGCGTAAGGGTCTTCCCAAACTAGTAAACCTTCTATTAATGCTGTACCTCCTGTCAAAGTAGCGCCACTTACCGTAGCTCCTATAGTACCTTGATCAGTGTAAGATATAGTGTACGAGTTGGCAGCAGTTCCACTATCTACAGAAGTGATAGTTACTAATGTTCCTACTGCTTCTGCTGTTACTATTCCTACCAATAACGGGTCTGTACTAGAGTTGATAGCTTGTGCCAAAGCTGTCGCTGTTATAGTATCGCTACCTGAAGCAGTAAAATCAGTCCCTTCAATAAAGTCTACAGTACGTACTTCAAAAGTGTCAGTACTAAGGTCAGCAAAAGAAGTGATAGTGAATGATCCAAATGCTTTGGACGCAGGTTCTACAGTGGTAGTACCTCCTCCAGCTAGAGTCAAATCAAACTTTGTGTTTGCTGTGTCTTGAGAAGCTCCTGTTTTTGAGATTACTTGTCTCATGTCAGTTATTGCTGAATCGTGAGTTAGTCCGTCAGTACTCTTCCAAACGAATTTGGCTACTGGGAAAAATCTCTGTCCTAGAGGACTTCCATTAACAGTGTCTGTTGTGTATACGTCTCTCTTAATCAATTGGTAAGAGTTGCTCAAATTTAACACTGGGTCAACTTGGCCATATTCTTTGTCTAGTTTGATTATATCTTGGTCGGTAGTATTTGACGGGTCGTTCTGTAGGAATACGATGTGGTATTCGTTCCCAACATTGTCTATAAGCTTTCCGCCAGCAAAATCATCTTGATGTGTGTTTGATTTTGGTAGAGGGTTTTGTGCTCCTGTAGAACTGTTCAATACAACTACGTCTAAATCTCTACCGTCAATCTGCTCTGAACCTACTATAGAATTAATAGCTAGTACTGATCCAGGAGACCCAGCTCCTGCGACGTTCACTGTTATCTTGTTTGTCAAGTTTCTATCAGTATTGTCATGACTCTTATAAGGAGTTTGACTCTCTACTTGTAAACTCTCCTCAACTATATTGATAGTGTACGATAGTCTTAGTTTCTGGGCCGTAGCTTCGCTTAAGTTGGCGCTCTTTAGAAACTTGTCCTCTAAATTAGTTACAACTTCCTCACGAGCTTCGACAACTACTCTGAAAGTATCACTAGGTACTGATCCTGGCAAGGTTATCTTTTTTCCTGGGTACCCTACGTCAGTAGTTTGTAAGTCTGTGATGGTAGTTCCGCTAGGGTATATGCCCAAAGCTAGTTCTGTACCTGACACTAAAGCGTCTGTAGAAGACCTCAAGAAATAAGGAAGTCCGTCGTACCAAGCTTCTCCAGGCCTGATTACAAAGCTTAGGTTATCCAGTCTCTCTACTTTCCAAGCCTCGCCAACGGCAACGTCTCCTAGCTGATTTTTAATCAAAGCCCTAGAAAATTCCATCAACTCCAACTCTAAGTCAGTTGCTTCTGACGCAAGTAGAAAAGTACCTTCAATAAATCGTGAACGTAAGTATCGCTCACTTCTGAATGTGTTGAACTTTAAAATTGTAATATCCCTCCGTACTATTTATTAAGTAGGTGTGATTAAGTTATTGTAAAAAGAAATCCTGCTTTTGTTCCAAATGGAATGTAAGAAGGTAGTAGTGTGTGTAATACCACGAACCTATCTTTATTCAATGGAGACAATACTATCATACTGCCTTCAGTAGTCTTATTAATAACAGCTCCCTTAACAGTTACGCTATTAGAAGTGTTACTAACTATCTCAAATATATCATTAATCTCTTCTTCATTAGGTAATAAGAAGTTACCAACTAGTCCATTATCTACACCGTAGTCTACGCTATTGTCTACTATGGTAGTAGTACCGTTAGCTATAGTAATAGTTTCTGATGTTCCTATGATCATAGCTACGTTAGGTAACGTCACTACGAACTCCCTAAAAGTAAAGAACCCAGGAATAACTATTCCAGGTAAGCTTCTAGCAAACCTTCCACCAGAAACAACTGTAGGATCTGTTTGAGTTACTCTAGTGTTAGTAGAACCTAAGGCAGGAGCAAACAATCTTAATGCTTCTAGGTTAGGTAGGAAGTCTGCTATAGCTCCAGAGTAATCTCCAGTACCGTCAGTAATATCCCAAGTAGTTATCTTACGGATGAATACTCCAATACCTTCCTTACTACCTTTAAGCTTCCAACAGGGGATCATATCTTTTGCTATTCTTCGTAGAGTATCTACTCCTATAGAAGATCCTATAGTAGGTAGCCCTGTCTGGTCAGCCAATGCTGGTAGTGCATTAGCGTGTACGTTATAAGTATCTTGCAATTTAAAGGAGTCTACGATGGCGTGGTTCTCTTGCATCTGAGATCCGAACACTGACATTAAGTCTTTTATGTCTTCAGTAGTGTCTAAGTCTTTTACTACTCCTGGCCAATAGTTGTACAACAGTGTGCCAAAGTCTCTATCCTTAACGCTGATTGCTGATGTTTGTGTGGAATCAATAGAGTCTATGTTTGAGAATTCTGCTTGTGCTACATTCGATCCTTCAGGTTGGTTGAAAGCTGTGTAGTAATAGTATTTGTTGTCTATTAATCCTGAGCCGATTCTAGCTACTGCCTCTAAATCTGTGTTAAAAGAATCTACATAAGGTAGTGGTAAAGTGTTTCCAGCAAAGCTGTTTAGTATTGAAGTTCCCACCCCACTAGTGTAAGGAGTAGTTACGTCGAAGAAGTATACTGTGTCTACTGTGTTAGACTTTATTACTCTCTTTACTCCAGCCCCATCTACGTGAATAAGGTTGGCTAGCTCGTCCACTACAAATTCAACTAATACTAACTGTCCGTTGGTTATTGTTACTAAATCTTTAACATAACCTACTCCAACTTCCGTCCTTACGTCGAAGGCAAAGCTTTTTAAACTGTGCGCTTCTTTAGGAAAGTCTGCCAATATTACGTAAGGTCCTATTGGGGAGGTGTCAGTAGTATCTAGGGTAAGTTCAGTGTTAGTATTGTCTAATATTCTGTAAACCTTACTATCACAATCTCTCACCAATCTTCCAATAAGCTTCGGGGCTGTTGGAAAGTTAGCAGAACTGTCAGTTAGGTTTCCTTCTGATGATGAAGTACTAGTACCTTGGATGACAGAGGCTCTATAAATTTCTATAGGCCTATTGTCAGTACTGCTGTTAGGGTACGTAGTATTTTCAAGCTCGGAAGGATAGTGTGATCCAGTCCTAGCTATTACCAGTTCGTCAGTAGAAGTGTTGAATGCTTCTGGTTGATCCCAGTTCAAATTTATTTCGTTTGGAAGTCCTGGCAACGCTAAAAAATTTCTAGTCAATGTCATTAAGAAATACCGCCGAATATATTGGTGATAATATCCTCTGCTGTGATTTGAGGAATTTCATTAAGTCTTACGTTTATTATGTCGTCAGAGTATCTAGCAGTCCTGAAGATAAAAGTATCTACTGAGCTGTTAGGAACTCCGCCTACAGTACCCTTACCGTAAGCGTTAACGTCAGTAGCAAATACTATAGTACCGTTAGATATACCTAATACCAAAGACACTTCATTGTTGTCGTCGTAGTACCTAGAACTAATAGTACTACCTTCTCCCAATTGTGGAGTAAGATTACTGTCTATTGTTATTGACTGCGGTCCTTCCACAGAGAATATGGCGTCGGCTGTACCGAAAAGCGTCCAATTCGAAACTCCGTCAAAAGTTGTCATAGCGCCGTCTACGTAAGTTGGTGTAGTGTCGTCATAAGTTATGTGCACGTTGTCCTTAGCATAACAAGATGCGTCAGCACTTACTGCTACTATTTCGCTAGGTACTACTAAAGTAGTACTAGCTATAGTTAGTAGTTTTAGTACGTTGTCTACTGTTAAGATCTTAAAATGAGTGTCGGTAGAATCTCTAAAAAAGTTGTTGGTTGACACTCCTGATAAATCTGGGGAACCTGCGTAAGATATTTGACCTGACGCTGAATCTATAGCAGTGTACGAATACCCTACCAAACTTGCGTTAGAGTATACCACTGCCTCAGTTTCTTGAGAAGTTTGGTACCCTGCATCACCACTCAAGACTAAATGGTATTGAATACCGCTTGATAGAGTTGGAGGAGTAGTAAAAGTGAACAACACTTTCTCAGACTCTTCGCTAACGTCAGTTACTGCTAAAGATTTTGAAATGGCTATTAAGTTTGTCACATCTGGAAGTCCTGTACCATCGTCTGCAACTATCCTAGCTACTAAGTTACCTACTGCGTTACCCTCTCTCTTTAGGTCTAAGCTTACTGTAGTGTATACTTCAGTGTCTTCTACTTTAAACCCTTGTGCAAATTGAGAGTCATCTCCAGCGCCTTTAAGCACCGAAGTACTAGTAGCTCCTGTTGCTGAGTATTGAGCTGAGGAATTTACCCTACCGTCTATCGCAGTTATATTGAAAACTTGTCCTAAGGAGTCAATAAGTAGATCAGAACTAGTTACTCCTCTTAAGTCTGGGTTGCCGTTAAGTAGTATGTTCTTGGTAGCAGCGTTAAAAGATACTAAGTCTGCAGCCACTCCCAAACTACCTAAGTTGTTTTGTACTGCACTAATTTCAAAGGGATCTCCAATAGTGCCTATCTGTGATAGTTGGCTACCTATTGAGAATATTGTGTTGGCGCTGTTGTACTGTATAGCAAAAGTAGTCCCATTGAATAGTACTTCGCTTCCCAACAACCTTGTAACAATCTTATAGTCCCCAGTAGCTACTGTAGAAATGCCTGCATCACTAACAGCAGTAATACCTACAGTTATAGTGTTACTAGTATTTGACACAATATCCCAGATGTTGTTAGAGGAGTCTACTAACAAGAAGTCTCCAGTAGCATACTGACCATCAATAAATACTTTTGAATTGTCTAGCAATACTCTAGTAGATATAGAAGCTGCAGTACTTCTTAGTACCGATAGATCTAAGTTATTGTCTGTGATACTATTTACAGATAAGTTAGAAGCTGTAGCTAAAGTCTTCTTATAACATTTGAAAGAGTCGTAAGAAGTGTCGCCTTTAAGTACGTTACCGTGCTCAGAATTACCGTTTAAGGTAGTGCTTATTACTAAGTCTCTAACAGCGTATAAATAGTTCCCTAAGTTACTAGCGCCTTGAATAGTTATAGGTCTTTGATGAGTAGTTCCTTGAGTAGGTGTTGAGAAAGTAAAACTACTATCTCCATCTCTAGTATCGTCAGTTACTCCACTAACAACGTTAGTTACTGTGACTTTATCTATACCGTCAGAAGCTGCTAAAAAGCTTACTCCTTGTTGAACTATTGATATAATGAATCCTGATGTTGCTGGGCTAGCGTCTTCTAAAAAGGAGTTAAATCCAGTGACAGCTATTACATCTGATCCAGGAGTATTAGCTGCTGAGAACGTTGGCTCAGCGTCTATTACTAGTTGTGTAGCTGCTGCTACGTCACTTGCTGATAAGTTGTTCGCTGCTAGTACAATCTCTACAGGAGTTCTATCAGCTATGTTTAACGGTGGTGTTGGAGTTCCTCCAGCAACGTTGTAATAAAATGCTACTGAACCTGCAGTCTCATGCAATAAGAAATACTTTCCGTTGAGAGTATTAGAATTAGTTGTAGTTATGGAAGTTATTTCAGACAGGTTGAAAGAAGCTATAGCTGAGGCTGAATTGTCAGCTACTTCTATTGCTGTAGCTATACCTGAAATACTAACTTCTACGCCTCCTGATGACTCTGTTGGGCTAGGGTCTACAGAACTTCCAGTGTTGTACCAAATATGGTAAGTACCTTTGTTGTGAGGGCTATTAAGTAGCCAATACTTTCCTCCAAGACTATCACTATTAGCTCCTTGTACAGAAGTTTCTAGAGTAAATCCTGTTGCTACAATTCCGTCAGAAATATCTGTACGTGTTCCGTCAGTGGCGTCCGTAGCTGTTACTAAGTCTCCTACCAATACTGTAGTGTATCCTGCTGAGGCTAGTACTGCTTCTGTCGCAGTTGCTACTGCTTCTGCAGTGTCGTTAGAGCTTATGGACACTTCCTGTAGAGTGTTGCCTCCAGCTGAAGGTGCGGAAGACCCAGTGTCAACGTTGTACCAGACTCTGTTGATTCCTGTGTTACTGTCTATATCAAAGTAAGTACCTGATAAGAAGTCAGGAGTTACCCCTTCTTGGGTAGTAGATATTGCGAACCCTGTACCTGTGGAACCGTCTATAGCATTTGTTAGGTTTGCTTTTGTGTTGTTAGTTATAGTTACTACTTCTAATGCAACTGTTGCTGTAAAGGCAGAGTCACTATTAACTAATGTTTGTAGACCAAGAGCTACGTCAATACCAGAATCTGATGATGATATACCTAGTTCAAGAGATCTGTCAGCTCCGTGAGCAGGTTGTGTATTTGCAGCGTCCACATTAATCCACACGGCTACTGATCCTGCTAGATCCTGTAGCAATAAGTAAGAGGCTCCGGTTATTGCAGACCCTATTATAGTGGTTATGCTGGTTATTTCTTGAACACCTTGTACGTCTGGTAATGTAGTTATCTTAGATTCTTCTAATTGGCCTACAGCTTCAGGAAGAACTGTTATCTCACTAACTTCTGCAGAACCTTCACCAGTGATGAAAGTGTCTCCTGAGGATACTTGTGATAAGTCTACTTCAGATACGTACGATATTTTTCCTGTAGTTTGGTCGTACGAAAAGTCAACTAAACTATCATTAGAGTACAACACCTCTCCTGCATTTTCTCCTACTGGTCCAGCAGGCGCAAGGAGCCATTCAGACTCACTAACGTTAGGGAAGATGTTAACTTCACTTGTTTGGTACTCAGTTAAGAAGCCTTTTATGTTGTGGTCTATTCTAGGTCTATAAGTTAGTCTCTTTATTTCGAAACGTTCTACACCTTCAACCTCTTGTACTAGGTCTCCAATATCTTTTAATAAGATGTTCTCTGCAAACCCTATACCTGCTCCAGAAGTTCCACCTAAGTTTAGGTCAAAGAACTCTTGGATTACTGTGGAAATTTCCTCAGCTACAGTAGTCTTTGATGCAGTGTCTGATATAAATACTTCTAGTGTTATTAGCGTGTCTATGCCGTAAGCATCTAACAGTTGAAATTGTACTGTCACTGTTTTCCTAAGCTCTACGAAACTGTTTATTCTGTTAGTTAGTAGAGAGTTGTCAGTGATCTTAGTGATACCTGTTCCTTGAGGTACTACGAATATGTTTATGTCCACTCCAAGGTCGGAGCTATTTTTTTCTGTCGAGGCCGTGAATACTTCTGGAAAGTTAGTGACAATAATGTCAGAGTAGTCTTGTTCTGCTACCGCTCTATCCAACGTTCTTAGGCTAGCTGGTATTAGATCTCGTAGCTGTTCTATAGTCTGTTCGTCAGACCCTCCAGAAAAATCTCCTGGATTTGTTACGCTGTCCAAATTAGTCAAAGAGTCTACTAGTTGTACTAAAGAGTTTTTAGATACATTACCAGCAGATCCTCCTCCAGTTCTGTAAGTGATTATTACATTGTCTGAAGAGGTTAGCTTTCTTCCGAACACTCCATCTCCGAACTTGATATATTCAGAGTCGTCTCTTCTTTTTTCTAAAGAGAAAACTCTTCCGCCGCCGCCTACTATGTTCCCTAAAGAATCTGTAACAGCTTGAGTGTCGCTTCCGTCGTGTCTAATAAAACTGCTGACTAATGTATAAGAGTTTCCGTTTACTGTTACTTGTGGGGATATGTCAGCTGATACTGTGTTAGTTAAATCTCTTATGACGCCTTTTCCAGACAAAGAGAACTCTTCGTTCTGTAAGCCTGTTGCAGCAAAACTTTCAGTATTTTCTTGGCCTTGAATTACAGTTCCTGGGATCTCTCCAGCTGCTGTTGCAGTGATTGAAGACGTTACATAAAACTGTTCGCCATTAGTAGCTTGTACCCTAAAACCTCTTGGTATGGTCAATGGTCCAGACGTAGTGAATATTACGTCTCCAGTAGCAGAGGTAGCTGTGGCTGTAGTATATCCAAACTGTTTAGCTATGTCCTCAACTGCGGACCTGACTGTAGCTGTCTGTAAATAAGATTGAGTTGCTTGTACGTCTAAGTAAAAATATAAAGAGTCTGAAACAAAGCTGACAATCTCTAACCAATTACGGCTGAAAGAGTCTGCGTTAAAGTCTGTCCACAATCTGTTAGCAGAAGTAGACGAGCCGAAATTAACGTTGGCGTAAGAAATTAACGCATCTACAACGGAGTCGTAGTCACGGTTAATGTAATCTATATCTTTATTTGAACTATTAGTAGTCATGGATTACCTTGTCTAAGAGAACGATAAATCTGTGCCAGTTCTTAATGGGAATATTAAGTTCACTTTTGTGTCGGTGGATTTTACTGCGAAGCTTATGCTGAAGGTCACTAATCCTGTGTTGTCGTTTGAATCTGCCGAAATGGAAATAACGTTAATTCTAGGTTCGTATTTTTCCAGTGCGGATCTTATGATTCCTGGACCTTCTATAACCACTGCGTCTATATTTTCCCACACTAATGCTCGTAGTCCTGCTCCGAACTTTGGCCTATTAACTCTCTCTCCTGGAGAGGTCAACAGTAGTAGTTGTATATCTTGTAACAACAGATCCATACCTTTGATAGGTTCGAAGCTCCCTTGTATAGGGAATTTAGTATCTGCTCCAAGTCTTACGTTTAATGTGTTTTCAGAAGTAGTCATTTGATAGTACCTCCTGCTCCTGTACCTGCTGATAGTGGTCCAGCTCCAGGAGGACATACTCCGTTAACTGTGTTGGGCAGGTAAGTAGCTTCTGAGTTCGTGATTATATAATCTGAGATTGCTGTGAAAATCTTGTTAGTTAATGTAGAATCTCCTCCAGTAGGCATACAAGAGCTGCCCCAATCCGAACCTACTAATTCATCTATAGTTCCTTGAGAGCCTTGACCTGCTGCTAGAGGGCCTGGAGAGGTTGGAGTACTCGTACATTGCCCAGTTATGTTACCAGCCGTAAAATTGATCCTGGAGGCTCCTGATAGGTAAGTGGTGGAGCATGTAGCTTCTTTGAGTAGTTCTGCTGGGTTAGCAGTAGGAAAACCTACTTGCATTACTCCAAACCAAGTAGGAGCTAGTAGAGGAGGTAGGAATAAGCCGTTGTCAGCCTTTCCAACCTGTAGAGGTGCTCCGTTAGCTGTAGTACCTTCTACTAATAAGTGTGTAAATGTAGCCGAAGTCAACGTAGTTATTACAGCTTCTGCATAGGTTTCCATCTCCGAAGTTACGGCTATAGAATTGCCTTCTGCGTCCGTAGCTCCGATAGCGTCATTTATCTCTTTTGCTAGTTCCGTCTTATCTAACATTCATTACTCTTTTATAGTAGCTAATTTAACTTGTATTGCTGCAAAATCAGCTACAGTGCTTATAGGTGCCCCGTAGCCCGGCGCTGTAGTGGTCGTAAGTTTTTGTAGTATTTCGTCTACTATTGACAGCAGCTCTTCCCCACTAGCACCAGTCATAGAGAATTTTCCTCCCTTGACTACTAAGGCTGCTCCCACTTCGTCAGTGAGAGTTACGTCTTTTGATGTTATTGTCGTACTTGCTTTAGTAGTAAGAGCAAAACCGTCGTCATTGATTATCATTTTATTGTTATCAGTGATCTCTAAAGTATAAGTATTAGTTAGTGTGTCTAATACGAACCCATTTCCTGCCGAGTCTTTCAGTGTTATATTAGTCTCAGCTTCGTCATCTATCATGTGAAAGATGTGGAGTCCTGAGGTAGTTACTCGTATTCCTGCACCAGTTTTGTCTGGCCCTAGTCCATCGTCCAACTCAAACAAATGGTTGTTAGGTGTGTACATACCTCTGTTAGTTGGAGCTGCTCTTAAGAATGTGTCAGGTACTGCTCCTCCACCCTTCTTGGTGAAGTTTCCCCATGCTATAGGG